CTTGCCAAATGCGAGAAAAGATGGTTAATTCTGGGTTCCCTTTTCCTTAGTCCCGCAGTGTCCTGAAGCACGTAAATACTTATACGGATATCGCTCTGCTGAATTGAAATTACCTGTTATAGGGCCGACTAAACACAATGTGATTTTAATTACTGAAAGAGAGATTGAGGTATATCGTAATGTCGTTGCTGTCAGTTTGGGTTGTCATTGGGATGGTGTATCTTTTCCTCATCCCGACAATTACGATACTGAAACTTTGGTAGACGGGGTCAACAAGAGATTTCTTTGTAAACCACCTGCCGCTAATGAAGCGTTGAGGGGTGAGTTTAACCGTTTTGTCAAGAAATGGGTGGTAAAATACTTGACACCGCTGGACCCATCTGCGGATGACTCATTAGAAACGTGGTTGGGTGGAACTAGTTACACCGAATCGCGTAAAAGTGAGCTGCGCAATTGTTGGGACCAAGTGGTATCCATCTGGAAAAAAACTATACCCAAGGGCAAATATTTCATTTGCAAAAGTTTTGGTAAGGACGAGTCTTATCCAACTTTTAAGCACGCCAGAGCTATAAACTCTCGGTCAGATGCTTTTAAGTGTGCTGTTGGACCTATGTTTCATTTGATTGAGCAGCAGGTCTTTGCACTTAAATGGTTCATTAAGAAAATTCCTATCATTAATAGGCCAGCATATATTTATGAAAATTTATATCGTGATGGTGCTACTTATTTTGCTTCGGATTATACTGCTTATGAGTCAATGTTTACTGCCCAGTTGATGCGAGATTGTGAATTCGAGCTCTACGATTACATGACCTCAAGGCATAATCACCATGATCAATTTATGGAATTGTGCGAACGTGTTTTGGCTGGCAAGAATACATGCAAGTTCAAAAATTTTCGTGTCGAAGTAGACGCCACGAGAATGTCAGGGGAGATGAATACTAGTTTAGGAAATGGTTTCTCAAATTTGATGTTCATGTTGTTTCTATGTAAAAGGGCAGGATCGAAGGATGTATCCGGTGTTGTGGAGGGGGACGATGGACTTTTTGTCTGTAACGGACCTTTACCCACAGCTGAAGATTTCAAACTTCTTGGACTTACCATCAAAATAGAACTACATGAAAATCTTTCAACTGCGAGTTTTTGCGGACTCGTGTTTGATGAGTTGGACCTACTTAATGTTAGTGACCCTATAAAAATATTGGCTAAATTTGGCTGGGCGAGTAATCGCTATGCAAAATCAAACAATGTTAAGTTGCAGACATTATTAAGGTGTAAATCACTTTCTTTATTAGCTCAATATCCTGGATGTCCCATTGTGCAGGAGCTTGCACTTTATGGGCTTAGGACCACAGGTAATGTGGAAAAGTTTGTTGTGGCAGAATTAGCTAAGAATTCTGTGGGGTATTGGGAGCGTGAGATGAGGACTTTAATTAGTGAAAAACCTCAGCCCAGGATCGTTCCTATTCGTACTCGATTATTGTGTGAGAAATTATACAACATTACGATAGCCCAACAGTTAGAGGTTGAAAAATACCTATCTAAGTTAACAACACTCCAACCTTTGAAGCTCGACTGTCTGATGCATTTAGTGCCTCCGGACGCTGTGACCTTTGATTCCGAATATTCAACGTACACTTACCCTCACTCAGCTTATTTGACTCGGCCGGTCGATAAATGGG